AATTTTTCTGCACATTTATTGCTAGCGCCTTCCCTCGGCGTAGGACGATTTGTCTATCATTTGTCTGTTCAATGCCAAACCATGATGATCACGTATTATCATGGTATGTATCAGTCTTAAGACTGCTTTGAGGTTTTCAAATAGAGGGTTTGCACTAGCTTTGCTGGTGCTTTTGGGGAGTTATCTCCCCTTTTAGCGTTATTGCCTCATGAAAAGGGCTGTAACGCGTAGTTTTTGCTACTTTTGACTATGATAAAAGCAGCGTATCGCCTTTATGGCAAAGTCTTTTGTTCTTGACTTTACTAAGAGCAATAATAGGCTAGTGTTTGTTGTAAATACGTATCGTTCCACGTATTGTAGTAAAGGAACGCATGTTTTTCAACATGTAGGGTGCAAATCCCTTGCTGGCTCTTTGCGTTTTGATCCACTTCATGCCAGTATTGCCTATTGTATTTTGAGCTTTGGATCGGCTCAGTTTAGTTTTAAAAAGAAATAAAAAGTAAAAAATCTGTCCAAATAAAAAGATTATTTTTTGTCATATTTGTTTTAAAGCTGGACAGCAAACATCCATTTTAATTAGGTGGAGAAATAGAGTTTCTCTGGTTGTTATTATACGTTTTGTGTTTTTAACTGTCACTGCATGGAATATTTCCGGTTCACACAGGTTAAGAATATAGCCACCCTGTGAGTTTCCGGGGCATGTTTCAGGCCTTGTAACGTATTTTGCACGCTCCACTTGATTTTAATGGTTTATTCCTGGTAGGTAAGAGTCCAATCAGGTCTTCCCCGTGGGATCACGGGGTATCCCTTTGACCGGGAGAAATAATACGTCATTTACACGCCTAGAGACACGAAACACTAATGACCGAATTTTTGAGATTTGTTTCCCTTCTTTGGTGCGTGGCTTTTGTGCCTGACAGCGAGTATGAACTGATCCAGCAATTTGGATCCTTTCATGATGATCGCAAGAAATATTTCTTGTGGCAATCCTGTGCGGTTTTACAGGAAAGTTATATGATGAGGCGACGTTGCCGCAGACGTCGTCGGCGGGTGGCAACATACAAGTACTCTGATTTCAGAGGAAGTAATGTTTACACACCACACCGCCCACATTGCGAGTCGCAATTTGCGGCCAAATTACACGGACTCCATATCCAAGCTTCCAACGGCATGGATGATGATGCAGCTTTGCGACACATGATGGAATTGGTTGGTCGATTGGCTCACATGAATCCAGCTTGGCAGCACTCCGTTGACGGAGGGGTCGCCTCTTGCCTGGATATTTTGGAAAGCTTCATGTTGATGTATCATAACATTAGACGTTGTGAGAATGTCACTCAGTTTGTCAATCAAATGATGATTCTGTTCAAGCTTGTGTATCGCGACAAAAGAGGAGAGGTTCTCAAGACCTTAGTCAAGCGAGTGTTGAAATTTTTTGACGTGAATCTATCATCTCGTAATGCGTCGAATGTGCAATCGAAGGACTTTTCTGATATTGTTCAGACGATGAGAAGTGCTTTTGATGCAGGTGATGCCGTCAAGACAAATCCTTTATTTGTGAAATTGCGGGATTTGTTTTCGTACTTATTGACTCAAGGTATGCTCAGTTCATTGGGGCTTTCCTTGTCCGAAGAAGACTTTTCAAAATCAAGCATTCGACATTATCAATCGACATATTCTGGTAAGGTTGATTTGTGGTGGTGTGTTTTGGACACGACCATTACTATTCTTGAAAGAGTTGATGATTTCAGAAGGTCAGGAAGGTTCTCATCATTTGTCCATGGAAAGGATAAGTATGAGGATTGGTTGAACAAGACTGATGAACTTTTGGCGCTTGCACCATTTACCGGTAATTTGAGTGCCCATGGTACGAATTCTTTCCAATTTTATTCTGACTTATGCCATCAAATTGAATTGGGAGATGCCATAGTCGCTCATACCAAGATGCTTACGAATTCTAACAACGCTTACATTGCCAAGAAGTTGCATGCGTTAAAACTCCTGAAAGCCAGTGAGATTACGCGAAAGGCGTCCCAACAAGAACGTAGCGCCCCTTATGGGGTTCTCGTTCACGGGAAGTCGAGCGTTGGCAAGTCTTCATTCACCCGTATGCTTTTTAAGTATTATGGTAAACTTATGAACTTGAACACTGGGGATGAGTTTTTGTATGCACGTTCGCCTACTGATGAGTTTTGGAGCGGATTTGACACTAGTAAGTGGTGCATTCGTTTGGACGATATCGCATTTCTTGATCCGGTCAAGGCGCAGATGGATGGTACATTGGAATGTGTGCTGAATGTTATCAACAACGTTCCTTTCAATCCTCCACAAGCTGCTTTAGAAGAGAAAGGTCGCACGCCAGTTCGAGCAGAATTGGTCATAGCAACCACTAATCGAGCTGATTTGCATGCTGCGCAATATTTTTCTTGTCCTTTGGCCATTTTGAGACGTTTTCCGTTTATAGTCAGCGTGGAAGTTAAACCAGAGTATCGTCAAGACCCAATCAATGATGGAACTGGAACTGTTGCTTCAACACCTTTTCTTGACCCCGAAAAGATCGGTAGTTTTGAAGGTTTCCCTGATCTATGGGAGATTAAGGTGCAGAAGATTGTCCCTGATTGCAGAGCTGAAGGCGAACCTGGTAAGGATTATGCCCGTCTTAAAACTGAACACATTTTCACTGACGTTAACGAATTTCTGAGATTCTTTGGTGAGCGTATCACGCAACACAAGGCGAATCAGAGTCGTGCGCTTGGCGCGGACAAATATATGGATGAACTTGAAGTCTGTACGAAATGTTTTTACGTTGGTGATAAATGTGAGTGCTTGAAAGTACAATCTAGGGATATTGAAGTACCTGGAGAAAGAACTTACTTTGCATCAGTTTGCGCCATTTTCGCTTCTTTTTTCTGTTTTGGTTGGTTGTGCGCCTATGTAACGAAGCACAGTAGATCGAATTACACCAGAATTCTTTGTTGTGATTACACTCTGCGTGTTCTTAGCTTTTTTGGTCGTTATAGCTGGTTCCGGCAATTTGCTGGAATTTGTTTGGTGCCTTATATGCATGGGCGAGTTCAGCTTTCCTTACTAGGTAAGTGGTGTGAATCACGTGACAGGAAGAAAATTATGCTTATCGTAGCATTGTTGAGCACGGTCTCGGTGGCATACGCTTCTTATTCTTTTTTTAAGGGAAAAGAGCGTGGTGTCGTATCTGAATTGAACGTTCAAAGTAATTTGAATAGTGAAGTTGATAACAGGTTTGAGAAAGAAAGCAGTAACAATGTGTGGTATAATCCCACAGTCGTTTTAACTTCTTTCGATATACCTGTTTCTTCACGTAGTTTGGCTGGCAAGTCTATGGAGGATCTTGAGAATGTATTCCAACGTAATTGTGTTCATTTGTCTGTGCGGTTTCGACCGCGTGGAGAATTGAGATATATTCGGAGAACAATCAGTGGTGTTTTTGTGAAGGGGCAATATTTGCTCACACACAATCATGCCTTTCCCATTGACACTGAGGATAATTATTATGATGTGACGATTGTGAATGGTCCATTCAGTGGGGGAATTACCCCGTCAGTTCAATTCAAATTGTTTCAAACTGATATTCTTCGCAGTCAAGATGAAGATCTAGCGATGGTCACTGTGCGATCTGTTGCACCCTATAAGGACATTTTAAAGTACTGGGGTGATGAAGCAGTTGGTGATATCTCGAAGGGTTTTTATCTTCGCAGGAATGCACATGGTGTGATTGAACGAGGCATTGTGCGTAAAGCTGCGTTAACACGCAATTGGCACATTGAGCAACTTGGTATTTCCAATGATCTTTATTTGGCACAGCTCGATGAAGAGACTGCTGAAGGACATTGTGGCTCTATGCTCATTCACCTCACTCCGCGTGGACCTATAATCAATGCTTTCCACTTGTTGGGTAGGGGTACCACTGCTGGTTACCTATCTGTTCGAGTGTCCAGTATTGTCAGCCTTATAAAAAGGTCTGATGAGATGTTGGGCGAAATGAAGTTGTGTGGAGGTGGCGAGCCTATGCTGAACACAGGAAAGAGCAATTTTGTTCTTGGTGATCTGCATCCTAAGTCAGTACTTCGATACTGTGAGTCGGGAACCGCTCAGATTTATGGCGGTTTGAAAGGTTTCAGACCTGCTCCAAAATCTAAGGTACGGAAAACACCACAATGTGCGATTGTTTGTGACCATTTCAAATATGACATTGGTCATGGACCACCTGTTATGAACGGATGGAAACCTTGGAGGAACAATTTGGTAGATATGATTTCACCTTCGATTTTGCACAGTCGCAGTGAGTTACACACAGTCGCTAAATCCTTTTTGGAAGACATTCGATCTGGTTTGCCTGACAAATGGAGGACCAAATTACATGTCCTCACGAATAAAGCAATTGTGAATGGCTTGCCTTCGGTGAAATTTATAGATTCCATCAATAGGACTTCTTCAATGGGACATCCTTGGAATACCACCAAAAAGAATTTTTTGATTCCAGCGGTAGATGATAATTATCCGGATGGTGTTGATTTTCCAAGTGAGATCTGGGATCGTGTGAACGTGATGGAATGTACTTATATTAATGGAGAAAGAAACTTTCCCGTTTTCACTGAACATCTCAAAGATGAAGCAGTCTCTTATGCAAAAATCGAGCAAGAGAAAACCAGAGCTTTTTCTGGTGCTCCCGTCGATATGGTATTATTGGTGCGAAAGTACTTTTTATCATTTGTTCGACTATTGCAAATGCATTCGTTCGTTTTTGAAGCTGCTCCTGGAGTTAATCCTACTTCTTGTGAGTGGAGTGCGTTTTACGCGTATCTCACACAACATGGATTGGATCGCATGATTGCAGGAGATTATTCCAAATACGACAAGAAGATGATTGCTGATCTTATTTTAGAAGCATTCTGGATTATCATCGAAATGCATCGTGAGGCTGGTTGGTCCGAAGAGTCCCTGCGAGTTATGTGGGGTATTGCTACTGATATCGCTTTTCCGTTGATTAATTTCAATGGTGATTTGATTGAGTTTTTTGGAACCAATCCGTCTGGTCATCCCCTCACTGTGATTATTAATTCACTTGTGAATAGTATTTACATGAGATGGATGTACCTACGTTTGAATCCAGATCGAGAGTGCCACACTTTTAAGGAGAATGTTGCTCTTATGACGTACGGTGATGACAATATCATGGGTGTGAGTGAGGAAACACCTTGGTTTAATCACACCGCAGTTCAAGAAGAACTTGCCAATTTCAACATTGTGTACACTATGGCAGATAAGGAAAGTGTGTCTGTGCCATATATACACATTGATGACTGTGAATTCCTGAAAAGGAAGTGGAGGTATGACGAAACGTTGGGACATTTTGCTTGTCCACTCAATATTAACTCTATTTTGAAGAGTCTTACTGTGTGGTTGCCATCAAGTTCGATTTGTGCTGAAGAACAATTTGTCAACATCGTGACGAGTGCTAATATGGAATTTTTCTTCCATGGTAAGGGAGTTTTTGAAGAACATCATAACTTTTTATGTTCTTTATTGGATAATCCTGAGCACAGACCATATCTTCCTAGTGGAGGATTGTCGTCGTGGTATGATCTTGTTGAAAAATTC